GATTAATTAGTATCAATGAATATGGCGGACCTAGAATTGATAGAGCTCCGATTTATGAAAAATTAAATTTTGATTATGCATTAGATTTGAGTGGCAGTTCTGCTGGTAATGTAACGGTTAATTATTCGCAATCATTACAATCAATTGAATTGCGTTTCCGAACAGCTGATGTAGTAAAACATCCGACGTTGCCAAATACAATGAATTTATATACAATTGGCTCTAACGCAGTTACTATTGATTTTAGTAGCGGAACAATGGGTAATATTCAAATCAATGGTACTAGTTCTGGAGATTTTGAATTATTTAACGGCGATTGGATAACAACTGTATTACGTAAAAATGGAACTAACTTAGATTTAATTGCTAAAAAATCTAAATATGGAAAAATTGTTGCAACAGTATCTGCATCAGCAACAGCATCACTACCATATTCAGGTACATTAACTTTAGGTGGTACCTCAGCAGGTGCTAGCAGATTAGTTGGTCAACTTCAAGAACTTCGTTTTTGGTCTTCGAGTTTGCAAGATTCAGCTATGAATAATCATACTAAAGCACCAGGTGCGTATGATGGAAATACTGATGCATATTCTGAATTAATTTTTAGATTACCATTAAACCAAAATATAAATCATAGTTTAACATCTAGTCTAAACGGAATTCAGCCAGCAATCTCAACTATATCCGCTTCATTTGCATCTTGGACAAATAATACACCATATGATTCAATTGAAGAAACATATTATTATGATTCAGTATCATTAGGTGCTGGTACATATGATGATAATAAAATACGATTAGAAGATAATGAATTAATTGGGACACTCGATGTTAAAACTAGAGCAGAACGTAGTCAATATGATAAAGCTCCATTAGATAGTAAAAAACTAGGAGTATATTTTTCTCCACAAACAATGATTGATGAAGATATTATTGCACAATTAGGATTTACTTCTTTAGATGATTACATCGGAGATCCAGGCGATACAGATTCAAAATCATATCCTCAATTAATTCAAGCCGCTCAAACATATTGGAAAAAATATCAAGATCGCAATGATATAAACGCATATATTAGTATGTTTACATTGTTTGATTTATCATTTTTTAAACAATTAGAACAATTACTTCCTGCCCGGGTAAATAAATTAACTGGATTACTAATACAACCAAATTTATTAGAACGAAGTAAAGATACAATATTACCAAATATACAAAACTTTTTACCATTATATACTGCAGTTTTAGATTCAGTTTCACCCACTGCAGATGGATTGTATCCATATTATAATGGATCATTATCTGGTAGAATCATGGAATTATCAGGAATTGATGATGATCAGTGGCAAGCATATTTAACTGCATCTAATTCTGAAAAATATGATAGTGTTCCATATTCATATGATTATTTATTAAGATCTGGTAGCACGTGGATTACTGCATCATCTCCATATTGGTTAAGTGATGCACTACAACCTATATATACAGATGCAATTTTTTCTACAACTAAATTTAAATCTGGTTCTGCTGTATTTAGTACTGGTAGCGGTGGCTCTGGTATAACTGCTACATATGGTGCAGGTACATATGGATCTAGTACATATTATTTAGATTCAGTTGGAGCCGGATGGACTGGTATTTTAGCAGAAGTACAAGATTATTTACCAACTGGAATACGAAATCAAAGATATGCAGGATGTAAATTAACATCTCCTGGTTTTAATATTAATTCAACACAAACAATTGATGGCAAACCGGTAGTGGAATTTAGATCTGCAAATCCGAATCAATTAATATATCAAAATGTAGACAATGTTAATGGAAGTTTTGTATTAGCATAATTTTTAAAACATCGATATTTATTAAAAAGTAAAAGGAAACATATGGGTTATCTAGATAATTCGAGCGTTACGGTCGACGCAATTTTAACTTTAAAAGGCCGCGAATTGTTAGCCCAAGGTGGTAACGCATTTAATATCACTCAATTTGCAGTAGGTGATGATGAAATTGATTACTCACTTTGGAATCCGGACCATCCGCTAGGAACTGATTATTATGGTATTGTTATTGAAAATATGCCAATAACAGAAGCTATTCCGGATGAAACGCAAGCGCTACGATATAAATTAGTAACATTACCAAAACAAACAACAAATATTCCTGTTGTGAATGTAGGTAATACTAATATTATACTAAATGCCCCAGGTAATAGTGCAGTTATTGCACCAAATACAAGTAACTTCCAAGGAGGAAATTCAAACTTAGGATACACTGCAATTCTTTCTGATTCAACAGTTGCAGATATACAAGTTACTAGAGCATTACAAAATTCAGTACTTCCAACAACTCCGCGTTTTATTGGCGATAATCAAGATGCACAAAGTGTTGCAGTTGCTGGATTTGAATTCCGTATTGTTGCAAAAACACAAATGCTTGCAGACAAAACTGCAACTATTTCAATTATTGGTAATGAAACAGGCGGAAGTGTTACTATTAACTTAACAGTTAAAAAAGTAACAACTGCAACTGTAAATAATGCAACGGCATAAAAAAGGTAAACATGAAAATGAATGATTTCATTAAAGAACTAAAACAACAACCACGCCATGGAGGTGTTCCTTCGAATCTATTAGCGGCAGTAGGCGCTGCTAATCAAGCATCTAGAACGGCAGCAACTCCGACGCCTGCACCAGCAGCTGCTGGCACAGCTGCGGTAACACAACAAGTTCAGCAGTTAGCTCAACAACTTGCAAATCAAATGGTTGCAGAGATGCAACAATCTCAAATTTTAGCTCGCAATGGCAGAGTGTTTACGAAATTTGATACAGTTAACGATATTGTTAGCAATCAAATTGAAGTTGTTACTGCAGGTGTATGGAGCGATGGTATTGCAAGTTTAACAACATTTTTTACGTCGTCAACACAAACAAATACACAACGTACATATTATGTTGATGTTTCACAAAAAACACCGGCAGCAACAGGTTCGGCTGTACAATTTTCTTTAGCATTCGGTCATGCTTTAGGTAGCGGTTCTGATTCACAAGGACAATTGAATGATGCTGCAAGTAAAGCAATTTATTCTCAATATCGTCAATTACTTTTGAATCCGAATGATACTCGTTTTACGACAGCTGGATCTGGTAGTACTGATTATGTTTATGTAGTTAATTTTAAACGTGATAGAATCAAAGAACGTTTAGATGCAGGAAATTGGGAATTACCATTAGTTGCAATTACTTCTAGAGCTACAAATGCAACCGGCTCTGTAGTTACAGGTAGTGGCGTAATTAAATTAATTGATGATTCATCAGTTTCGACAGGAACATTGGCTGATTCTGGAAAAGTTTATAATATTGTATCTGGATCAATTGGTGCTGGCGTATTTAATTCTACTAATCCAATATATTATGGACTTGCATACCCAGACCATGGTGTATTAGTACTTGATGGTAAAATGTTAGATCAACAATTAGGGTTTGCAACTAATAATGGTTCTAGTGTCGAAGCAAATAATCATTTTGTATTATTCCATTCTATTTCCGGATCTAGTTTGTTTACAGATTCACAAACAGGCGATCCATATGGTTTCCAAGCACGTAATTCTGAAAAAGTAACTAGCACACATTATTTTGTTAGAATTAAAAACGCAGAATATAATTTCTCAAATAATCCTTCATATGTAACCGGTTCAGTAGGCGAACTTTCACAAACGACGTTCGTAGGAGATCCTAAAACATATATCACAACGGTTGGATTATATAATGATAGTCAGGAATTATTAGCAGTAGCTAAACTTTCTAAACCATTATTGAAATCATTCCAAAGAGAAGCTCTTATACGAGTTAAATTAGATTTCTAAAATAACATAGATTTAAGCCCCGTTATATTTATATAAAATGTATCGGGGCTTTTAACTATATGGCACAATCAAAATTACAAAATACAGATAATCCATATCAAGGATCATATCCATCAGTTTTTAAAAAAATTGATACAACTGATGTACAAATCAATCCGTTTCAATCATATAAAACATGGACTGTATATTCTGGTAGTTTAACTTCTAGTATAACACCACTACAAGGAGTTTATACTGATGTGAATTTTTTGCCGGCGCTAGGATCTACATTAACGTTTAATGACGCTGCAAATATTGATGGTAGTTTGCAATCTGTTACATATTTTTCTATTAATCATTTATTTTACAAATATAAAGATCAACCATATAATACTTTTGGTGCAACCAATTTAAATCGTACTAAAAAGTTTTTATATGAATCTGCATCAATATTTTCTATTCCAATTAATAAAATTGGACAAGGAATTAAACCAGCATCGTTTAGTTTTACATCTTCGATATCTGGTTCATTTGTTAGTGATCGATATGGTAATATTATAGATACTTCATTTAATACATCATCAATTGTTACTGGGTATAAATTTTATGAAGGTTTTAATGAATATTTTGATATTACAAGAATAACATATACTACTTCAAATGTTTTAACTCAGCCGGGTATTCCTACAACAAACGGACAACAACGTTCTATAGGTTTAGCAGCATATTTTACCGGTTCGTCTTATATAGAAACATCATTAGATGGATATTACGACCGTGATCATGATTATGCCATTTCATTTTTTGTTAGTTCATCGAATGTTGGTACATCTAATCAATTAATATTAACAAAAGCATCTAGTTCATCAGCGCCGGTTTATCCATTTAAAATAGAACTAAGTGGTAGTAAACAAATTGTTTTTTCTGCAGCTGGTTCTACAAATTTTGTTGCACAGATATCTTCATCTGCGGCTGTTTCTAGTTCATGGACGCATATTGTTTGTCAGAAATCTGGAAGTAATTTACAAATGTATGTTAATGGTACTTTACAGTCATCTGTATCTAGTACATTATTAGGTGTTTATGATTCACCGTATACAGCGTCTGCTAGAATTGATAATAAAGATTTTTTAAAAATTGGCGGATATAATTCTACATCTTTAAATTTAAATGGTTTATTAGATGAAATACGAATTTATAATAAATCATTAACTAGCACAGAAATTGGTTATTTAGGTAATAGAACTGAAGGTGGAACTTTTTTACAAACTAATCATGTTGGTAATGTTTTTGAAAAACAAGGTTTGATCGTTTTTTCTAGTCCTGATTATCGTTTTCAAAATTTAATTAATACACCGTTTACGGCATCATATAAAAGTACAGTTTCAATTTATGAGATGTCAGTGATTACTAAATTAGATGCTGGCGATTTTAATATGTCTACTAATATAACATTAACAAAAGATGATGATTCTACATATTATTCATTTGTTAGTGGTAGTTCTTTTGCGCCATATATAACTACAATTGGTTTATATAATGATGCTGGACAACTTTTAGCTATTGGTAAATTAGCACAGCCAATAAAAAAACGTAGTGATGTTGATATGAATTTTTTAATACGTTTAGATTTAGATAATAACGTTGTATTTAAAGGATAATAATGATACGATTAAAACATTTATTACGAGAAATGAATGAATCAGACATAGATCGTTGTTTAACAAAAATAAAAAACAATCAATTTAAATTAATTGGATCTGGCGATAATGGTCGTGTATATGAAATTGATGGCGAAGATAAAGCATTTAAAATTACTAAAGAACGCGATGAATATGCTGTAGCAGAAAAAATTGTTAATCGATATACCGAATTTACTACGTTTATTCCTGTATATTATGTTAATGGTAAAGATATGTATATCATGGCTAATGCAAATCCATTAAATGGAAAAGATAGTGTTATGTTTAATCGATTTATAGTAGAATATAATAACTATGCTAGCATAGAAGGCGGCGAAGTTTCTATATTTGATTTCATGTCAGTTACTGATAATATTGATGCTCGACTTGATAATTTTTTGAATGCTTTACAAACAGATGTAGAAAAATTAAATATTCCGGAATTTGATTTAGATTTAGATTTTAGAACAGATAATATCATGATGTGGAATGGTAAAATGGTAATGGTTGATTGGTGATACATATTTATATAAAATTGGATTATAATGATAGATCAGCTTATTAGGAAATATATTAATAATAACATACAAAAATTATCTGAATCATTAAATGAAGCAGATAAAGATATAACTGTAGATACGGAGTCTGGTTGGAATTTTGTTATTCCTAGTTCAAAAAGTATACGCGGACAAAAAGCTAATAATACTGCTAAAGAAAATGGAGCATTAACTGGATTGATGGTTATTGCTCGTAAACGTGGTAAAAAAGAAACTAATGATTCGAAACTGATATCAGATGTTAAAAAAATGTTTGATGACGTTGTTATCCCAGGCCAGTTTAACCCTACAACAACATTATTCGTATATATGCAAGTTGTAAATAAGCCAAAGAAAAAAGTTTGGAATGTTTGGGCAATTGATAAGAAACGTAGCGGAATTAACTCAGCAGTTCAAGAATTATTAAAACAACAAGAAAAAATATATCAGCGCCCAGCATCCGGAACTGCTATTATAGATGCATCTAAAATAGATGAAATTGATAAAATAACATTTATGAGTTATGATATGGCTAATAATTGGTTTACTTTATTAAAAAAATCTAATTTA